CTTGCATAGCTCTACCTACTACTGCATCTTCATAAGGGTTCATAAAACTAGATATACCTCTAGGGTCAAAACCTTGAGTAGCACCAAAACCAGTTTGAGCACTAGCCCCTATATTACCTAAAGAACCACCTATAACATTTTGTGCACCTGACAAGTCAACACCCGCCCCGCCTATCATTTGACCAGCTTGACCTAAAGTACCTTGACCTGTACGTATACCGCCTAAACCTTCAAATGTTGCGTCTCTTGCTACTCCTGGAACTTGACGTAATAAATTTTGTGCTTCGCCTAAACCCGCTACACCTTGTTGAGCACCTTGACGTAAAAAATCTTGACCTTCTATAGCACTACTTCTAGCGTCACCGTAACCTTGTCTAGCCAAACCTGCAGCTTCATCAAAATAAGGTTGATATGAACCTACATTTTCAGCGGACATACGCATACCCATACGTTCTGCGGGTGTAAAGTCAGCTATCCTTTGACCTTGATAAGAATACGGCGTACCACCAGGAACGCCTAAACTCTGTAGTTGATTAACTAAGTTTTGGTTTAATAAAGGCATTATGCCAGGAATATTAGCTCCTGGGATACCCCTCATTAAGTCTTGATAATACTGCGGAGGTAAACTCTCGGTACGTCCTGTTGTTTGTTCTGCCATTTATGCCCTACCTAAACCCATACTTTGGGCTTTGTTTTCATTCATGTCCATCATTGCGTATAACTGAGCTATACCTGCGTCATGGTCACCGTTACCTATTCCTTTTACGGCTTGTTTAGTTACTACAAACTCACCGTCTGCTAATAATGCGGGTATAGTATCTTCATCGCCTGAGCCTTCAGAGTCCATAGTTTCACCGCCACTTTCTCTTAAATCTATTTCTGGCATTTCACCGCCATCAGCCAACCTCGCTATACCACCGTCTTTTACGTTAACTCTAGCGAACTCAGGGAAATCTAATTCATTTTGCTGAGTTTGTCTAAGTAGTTCAGCTATAGTAGAGTTTACTGGGTCGTAATCATAAGCTTGACTTAAACTAGGCATACTACCCGCTATACCCGTACCTGAACCTTGAGTACCGTAAACGTTACTAAGTTGTGCGGGGGTTAAACCTGCGGTTAAGTATCCGCTTTCATCAATTGGTCCAGGCATAGTAACTGGTTCTTCGTCACCCATAAGCCCACCAGTCATACTGTTTAACGCACTAGTACCTATAAGACCAGCACCCGCTTTTTGTAACATGTTTAATTCTTTAAACGAGTCACCTATACCTGTGAGTTCTGCTCTGCTACCTTCTGGTAAAAAAGAATTACGTGTATTAGCACCTATATTAGTAAAGAAGTCACCTAAACCGCCACTACCTAAACCACGGTCCACGCCATATAGACCTTCCATTCCAGGAGTACCTGACATAAACTTACCGCTAAAACCTACACCTTCAGGGTTAAAACCAAAACCAGCACCACCTAACATTTTACCGCCAGCAAATATTTGTGCACCAGCCATCGCTGCTTCGCCTAAATCTTCTCCTTCAGCTAATCCGCCTATACCTCTACCTATACCTGCACCTAATGCTGGACCGACTCCAGGAATAAATAACCCTGCTATAGTGGCGATCTCTTTCGTGTTCTTTTTAACGAACCTTTTAATACTTTTGAATGCGCTCTTTAAACCGCCCATTAGATCATTCCTATGTTCATGAATTTATTATATATACAACCCTTCACTATGTATAGTGGGCTCCTACACCATATCATAGAATATTATTACCTATATTTATAGAAGTATCACCGCCAGTAAATACCGTAACGCTACCAAGACTCGCTGTAATTTCGTATCCAAGGTCAATTAACCTTTGTCCAATGTCTAACCAATGATAACCAGTCCATACTTGTAATACTTCTACGTCTGTGTTCCAAATTAAACTACCTACGTTGAATTTAAGTGTATCTCGTTCTGCTGTGGTTATTTGTCTGGTATTATCAGGGTCAAACGTACCTAAATTAAGTTCTAATACTCTTATTAATCTATTATAAGTATCGGAAGTAACCTCAGTACCTATAGATTGCGGTAGTCTAGTAGCTAAAAGCCTGCTCATCTTCTACCGTCGCTTCTTGTATCTAATCTAGTAGCCCCTAACCGCCAACCCGTATCATTATTACTTGAGTTTGTATTTGCGTCTTCTGACTCTAACCTTAGTACTGCTTGTCTTGCTCTACCTCTTACGTGGGCTTGTTGAGTTGTACTACCTATAGCGTTAGTACTATTTACGGTAAGTGAATCACCAGGAAAGTCTCTAGTTTTTAAAACTATATTAACTTTACCCGACGAGCTATTATTTAAAAATTTGACATCAGGTATAACTCTACTAATAAAAGCGAACTGTTCACCGTCGCCTATATCAAAATCACTACTTTCTATAAATACGTTAGTCATAGGGCTACCGTCATCGTTGTAACCGAACTCGTGTTCATATAGATAGTTACTGCTTGTAGCTCTAGGGTAATCGACTGTACCTTCATCAAGCCAAGCAGTTCTACTTAACTCACCGTAAGTCCAAACGTTATCATTATAATCGTAAACTACATATCTATCGTTTTCAATAGAAGTACTAGAAGGGTAAAACCAACCTACTTCATCATGTGCGTTATTAGTAAAAGCATAAATTTTATATGCTTGACCACTATTAAGGTCATCAAATACATAACTCAGTACGCTACAAGGTACTTTTTGTACACTACCGTTATAAACGTAAAAATTATCGTAACCCATCCAATATACTCCGCTAGGCGAAGTCACCGCTCCGTTAGGGGATATAAGACCAGTATTATTATTTATTAAATTTAACCCAAAAGTAAATGGCGGTCCAATAAATGACATACTGTATAATGCTGTATCAGTCCATATTAATGTTTCTTGTCTAGCTTTTACTGAGCCTACAATTAAACTACCTTCTGATAATCTTAAACTACCCGCAGTATTAGTTTCTTTAGGTTCAAATTCTAATAAATTTTCTTGGTCACTAAAAGTTACGAGCATAGGGTCAAGCACTCCCGTTCTACTAGTACCTGATATTGGGTCACTACCTAAAACTATTAAATGCCTATCTGTTTCAGAAACTGTTATACCTAAACATATAGTAGGTACTAAATTAGCCCCTGTTTGTGTGTCTAACGCTTCAGCTCTAGCACTAAGCCCGTCGCTAGTATCGTGGTAATAAATACTACCGCTACGTACAGCTATAATTAAATCTTCACCAAAATGGTCATGTGACCAATTACGTAACTGATTAGTTTTAGATAAAGCAGTAACCGAACCCCATGTGCTCGTGTTCCATTGTCCAGCACCAAAACCTGTTGATTGTACGTAAACGTCAAGACCTACGTTGATTTGATACGCACCGTCTACTCCGCTACCTCCGTTCCCGCTATCACTACTATTAGCTGTTACTGTAGTACCGCTAGTATCTTTAGCTGTAAAAGTGTAAGTATTATCAGTAAGAACTGAGTCAATTTGATATTCTTGATTAAGTACCGCAGCAGTAATCAACCCACCTAAACTGACCGCTCCGCTTATAGTAACAAAATCACCAGATACTGCTCCATGACTAGAGTCAGTAGCGGTTATAGTAGAGCTGCCATCAGTAGCAGAAAAAGTAATACCATCGGTAGTCGTGGCTCGTATTGGGGTAACATCGTTAAAAGTATCTCCTTCGTTTATATAATACTTTAAATGCGTACCTAAACCTAGAAATTTACTGCCGTTTAAAGCTACCCAAGAATGTAAAGCACGACAAGTGCCTAAAAAACTATTAGGGGTATCCTTACGCCATCCACCTACTTTTTCTGGTCTGCCTGCGTTAAACCTAACTAAATTAGAATCAAACCATCCGCCTTCATTGTCGTATGCTGTGCCTTCACGCATTATTCCTGGTTTAAATACAAATTTATTTAACGGCATATTAAACCTCGTGCCACTCTTTACCTTCAAACAATAAAGCTTCAGCTTCACGTCTGCGTATTAAACCTTGTTTTACTACGCCTCCTGCTTTATTCCATCTTTTTATTTGATTAGGTATATCGTGCCAATCTTTATTATTTAATCTTTGTAGAAGAGTACTTGAAGATAAATTACTAGGTCCAAGATTAAAAACCCACGACACTAAAGCATCAAACTCGTTTTGTTTAAGGTCAGAAGCGACCATGTCATTTATATAACCTTCGTATTCGTGCATTTCTTCTAACAACAATTCATCAGCTCCATCTTGTGTAATTGTGTCTCCTTCTTCTACGCCTTTAGTAGAGCCGTAACCTATAGTCCAGACTCCTGCAGCACACTTATAAGCTTCCAGCTCACACCCTTCAAACTTTTTAATTAAACCTAACCCTTCTTGTGATATTTTCATATTAGTCCTGTTTGTGAGAAGCTCCAAAATAAAACGATATAACCGCACTTGCTAATCCTCCGAGATAACCAAGCACTAAATTAATTAGAGCTTCACTGTTTTGTTCAGGTGGTTGTAAGGTTACTAAAAATATATACCCCATAAATCCACCTACCACAGCTATACCCATTATACGGGCTGTCCAGTCTTTACTAAACTTACCTCTTGCATCTTGAATATCAGCAGTTTCCATAGCAAACACGTCAACTTCTAACTCCTTCATTTTAAGTTCAAAGTCTTGTTCAGCTTTTTTAAGTTGTAACATTTGTTCGGGTGTAGCTTCAGCTAACCCTTTTTCTATGGCTTTTGGATTATTAGGAACACCTAACACTTCTGATATCATATTAGCAGCCATGCCCCCCATTGGTCCACCAAGAGCAGTACCTAACGTTGGGGCTACAGCACCAACAATATTTTTTAATAATGCTTTCATTTTATGACACCTCCAATAAAGTGTATATTTTTAACGCTTTTGCTTTACCTTTAACTTTTATAGGTTTCAATAATTTTAACTTAAATTTAGACTTTTGTTTAGTGTTTTGACCTATAATTAAATCCTTACCTACTTCTTTAGTTGAGCTTTCGAACCTTGCTGCAGTGTTTACTGCGTCTCCTATAGCTGTATAATCAAACCTAGATTCACTGCCCATGTTACCTATAATAGCTTCGCCAGAATTTATTCCTATGCCTATAGCTACGCTAGGTAATCCTTCTTTTATGAGTTCTTTATTAAGTTCTATCATATTTTTCTGTATTTGGATAGCACATTTAATTGCTTTATCTTCGTGGTTTTTAAGCTCTATAGGTGCATTAAATATCGCCATCATTGCGTCCCCAATATATTTATCAACCATACCGTCGTATTTTTGTACTGCGTCTTGTTGTGCAGTAAGTGCCTTATTCATAATGTACGTAACTTGTTCTGGCTCTACGCTTTCACTTAGGGAAGTAAACCCTCTAACGTCGGTGAATAAATAAGTAGCGTATCTTTTTTCACCACCTAATTTTAATAGTTCTGGGTTATTCTGTAGTTTTTTAACCTGACGTGGGTCAAGATAATGTTCAAATTGCTTTTTAATTTGTTGTCTTAATTTATATTGCTCTCTAAAACGTAAATAAAAAGCAACAGAAGCAACTATAAATTCAGCTATCAAACTCCATGTTACATCTATAAGTAAACCTTTACTAATAAGCAGATATCCTATGCCCCCAGTAATAGTCATGACCACACTAGCTGTAAATACACCTAAACTTACTCCGAGTAAATGTAGAGCAAACCATATAAATAGTACACCTATAATCAAAATCAATAACTCTAAAGCTAACGCCCAATCAGGTATATACGGAGAGTTTTGTATAAGTATTGATTCTGCTAATGCTGCTTGTATTTTATGTGGTTCTAGTAATCCTACTGGAGTAGCTATCTGTGGCATTACGCCATTAGCAGTAACCCCCACAAAAACAAACCTACCGTTTACATCCATTTCTTGTAGATTAGTTTCTTCTGTTTCTACCCAACTAATCCACTTACGACCTAAACTGTCTGTTTTTACTGGTGGTATACCCCTAACCGCTATTTCTTGTACGCCGTTATCGTTAGTAGTAATAATATACGTACGAGCTCCAGTCAAACTTTTTAACACATGAGTACCAAAAGAAGGAGCCCAGCCGTCTGGTGTTTTTAATAATAGAGGAATACGCCTTACTAATTGATCTATTTCAGTAGGGGCTATAGCTACTCCTTGTGCTATATCTTTATATAAATAATAATTTTGTTTTACTCCTGTTGAATATAAACCGTTTACATCTGGACCTTTGACTACTGTGCCTGTAGTTTTAGGGTAGTTTTCATTACCATCTTCAAAAGTAGCTATAACACTAGGAGCGTAACCTAAAGACCTAGCAAAATCTTTATCGCCATTAAGTCTATCTGCTTGAGGAAAACTTATAACCCAACCTACTCCTAAAGCACCTTTACCAAGTATCTCCATTTGTATATCAGCTAATTTTTTTCTAGGTAGCGGATAACCGCCTTCACGCTCTACATCATCTTCAGTTATATTAAGTATAACAAAATTACCACTAGGCTCTTGTTGTTTTATTAAACTATCAAAAGTTTTTAATTTAAGTATTTCTGTAGGTATAGTTTGAAATAAAATAGGTAGTATTAATATAGGGAGTACAATAAGAATTAATTTTTTCATTATCCTCCTTGCGTAATAGTTATAACACTATCACTCCCTCCATTAACTTTTACTACGTTAGAAACACCATCTTGAATAAATATAACCGTATACGCATCGCTACCGTTTAAATCTAACCTGACGCTTTCATTTACCTGCCTTCGTAAACTAACTACGTTACCTGTAATCAAGGTTGTGATTTGAGTGTCTGGGTCTTTACCTAATAAAGTACCAGATATTTGAGTACTAGTAGCTTGTGCTAATTGATCTTCTTCTTCAGCTATAGCTAATGCATCTAATACGTTTAATAAATCTTCAAGGTAATTAACATCTAAAAAATTTATATCGAGTTCTGTAAATTCTAACTCATCTTCAGCTAAATAATCTTCAGCTAAATAATCAATATCAAGGTCATTAAAATCAAGTACGCTATCAGTTTGTGTATTTGTACTTTCTTCTTCTATTACTACCTCTTCTTTAGGGGGCGTAACTATAAGCATATTATCTATAAGGTCTAGTGTGAGATCTAGAATTACAGGTTTAGAAGGAGCTGACTCAAATACGCTTACTGTAGTAGCTTCGTAAGGCTTATTTAATAAAACCGTACCCATAGCCGTAACTACCTCTATTTCACCGCTAGAGAGCCCTAAGGCGTCTGGGAGTAATATTATAAGGCTACGCCCTAATTCATCTACAGTAGCCGTAAAATCTGTGCCACGTATCGCTATGTTTGCTGTTGGAGTTTTTAAACTTATGTTTTGTTTATCTATACGGTTAAAGCTACCAGTTATAAATCTAGCTGTACCTAAACCAAAAGTAAGTGCCATTTTAGCTTTACTAGGGTCGGGGTCGTAAATATATTCATCTATGATAAGTTGTGAGTGTTCAGTGAGTTTTACTGTAGAGTCATCTAAAAAAGTAATTGCCATTCTACCGTCAGTAGTAATAGCTTCATCATTACTTTGTATAGCGAATTTTAATTTCGCTTGAAGTGGTTTTTCTCTAACTATTTGTGCTGAACCGTTTAGTTCGGATATATCTCCGATATCAGCAACTTGTGCTTGTACCTTGGTCGTTTTGGATAACGCAAACAGTAGAACTAGCGTTACCGCCAATTGATATAATTTTAAGCCAGTCATTGTCTTGGGTACTCAGTTGTTGTATATTAAAAGTTCTTTGACCGCCTGTATGATCAAGCCAAAAATACCCACCAGCTGAAGCATTAACACCAGTACCTGTATAATTTACTGTGTTGTCACTACCATCTATATCCATATAGTTAGTCGCACCGTCAATATTAATATTAGAAGTAACTGTGTTGCTAGAACCTTGGATAATCCAATCTAAATTTAAGTTTGCTGCTATTGCGGTAGTACCTTGATTTAATGTGAAGGTATTACTACTGCCTGTAACTGCTATATTTTGGTCAGAACCAGCAGAACTATATGTATTAGTTGGGTCTACTTGAATAGTAAAATTATTAGTATCTCCAGTAAAATTATATAACCCTGTAAAAGTAGTAGCGTTTATATCACCTAAAAACTTATTGGTATTACCAAGCATATTAATATCAAGTGTCATAGTAGTGCCGTCTAAATCAAACGCAGTTAAAGACCCTGCAGTAGAATTTAAACCACCAATGATATTAGATATACCTAATTGTTCTAGGTCTATATTAGCCCCAGTACCTGACTGATCTACGTAAATTTCGTTATCTGCTGACTGTAACGGAAGAAAAACAACACATAACAACATGTATAAATAATTTTTCATGCTTATAGTCTACTCCTTAGTTGGTGTATTGTAAACCCAATATTTTTTATTATATCCTTGTTTTACAATTTCTAACACTCCGCCTTCTATAGCTTTCATTAAGGCTATAGTAGAGGACTCATTCCTAGCATTACCTAATTCTATTTCTACTAATTCAGTTCCCGCTTCAATAAACCTAAATACATCTTCTGATTTACCATAACTGAATATAGTTTTTTGGCTTAATACTTCTAATAACACTTCACCAGTAGCTACAGATACCATACGTAAACTTACGGTTATGTTGTCTTCCCTATATTGTACGCTGTTGCCTATTCCTAAATATCTAGCCCCTACACCACCAGATTCTAAGTTGGCTTCATAAGATATAACAGCCCCCTCCATTAAAATACCAGCAAATAATAGAGGAGCTAATTGTTTTTTCTTTTCTTCTTCAGTTGCAAACTGTTCTCTAGCTGACCTTATAAGTTGGCGTTCTTTAGTTAAGTTATCTAAACCAACCCTTTCTACTACCCTAAAAAATTTTCCGTTACCAGCGTGCTTTAAAGCTCGTATAAGTAATGCGTTAGGTTGTTGTGTTATGGCTGTACTAAATAAAGCGAACTCACTATTACTTTTACGCTGACCAGTTTGATCGGTAAAAGCGGTAGGGTACACAGCTACTACTGGGCTAACTTCTGGTACTATTACGTTTTTAAGTTTTTTAGATTGTAAATCTTGAATAGATACAAGGTTATTAGAACTATGTCTTTGCTCATACGTATCTTCGTATTGATCAAATATAGAACAACTAGAAAGTAAAAGTACCGATAGGAATTGTAATTTCTGTGACTGTGCCATCTGCTTCTGTTATCTTTAGGGTTAATGTTATGCCATCACTAGTATACTCTATTGTATTTCCTTCGAGTGTAATAGTACCAGAACTTTGTGGAGTTTCACCGAATAAATTATTTACTAACTGCCTTGATAACTCAGCGTAGACACGTGACTCTAAATTCCTCATAAACCTAGCTAACGTGCTGTTTTCTTTTTCTCTTTCTATTTCTTCCTGTAAAGCTTTTATCTCTTCTTTGATTGTAAGTTTACGGCTAAACTCTTGGTTTTCTATTGTTAAATAATGACTTGATGTACCCACACCATTAAAACTAGGTGATTTAAATTTATGAACTATTTGGTCTGCTTTTAAATTTACACCTAGTATCCCTAAAAACAAAACAATACCAACAAACATTAAAGTAAATAATATTTTTGTTTTTTCAGCTTCTGTTGATTTAGTCTTTTCTTTGATCATCTCTATCCGCCTTTGCTAATCTATCGGTGTGCATTAGTTGTGGTACACCCAGTATAGTTTTTAAAAGTGTGTCTTGTCTAATTATCTCGTTATCTACAGAACGAACTCTATCTATAAGAGCTACTAATATTCCATGTTGTGAGTCTAGTTTTTGACCTAACCGTTGTTCTATTTCTGATATTTGAGCTGATACTTTTTCATCAAGCACATCTACTTTAGTTTCCATACCGTCAATAATTTTATTAATTAATTTCCAGATAAATAGACCTAGTCCTATTGCTGCTGCTATAGGAAAACCTACTTCATTAATTAATTGAACTACTGAGTCCATTTGATTTAGTAGTCACCCCAAACTTTAGTTTTTGTACCTCCATGATACTCAACGGCATGACCCTCATCTATTAACATCTGACAAATATCATCACCATTTTCTGTGTAAGGTATACCTATTATTCTACCGTACTTGCCTTTGCCTAAAGACTTAACTTTGAACTTACCAAAACAAAGTTCTTTTAGTCTTTCTTTTGCTGCTAAACCTAGTTTCTTTTCTGCAAGATCCCTTGTTCGACTTTCTGGTGTATCTATTCCTGCCAATCTAACACGTTGTTTATGAAGCTTTACATCAAAACCAAGATCCAAAATACAATCAAACGTATCTCCGTCAACGATACGGTCTAGTGTTGCATTATAGACAAAAGTTTCTGGTGAATCTGCCACTATACGAACCTCGCTAAAAACACTACTGCTACTATAAAAGGATAGACAGCCCAAATCATATTGTCTAGTTTATCAAAACGTTTTGAACCGTCTTCTAATCTTTTATCGATACTTTTATATAATGCTTTACACTCTCTTTCATGAGACTCAATAGCATTTAAAGCATCTTTTACACTAGCCATTATTTTTTCTTTTTAACTCTTTTAGTAGTATAGGCTTCATTAACATTAGGAGTAGATTTATCATCTGCTACGAATTTACCTTTTTTAGTTCTAGCCCTTACTTTAACTTCTTCAGTACCAGTAAGGTTATTCCAAAATCTTTTTAAAAAACTCATATTACTTATCCTTAGCTTTTAAAACATTTAATGCACACCAATCAATTATTTTATATAAATAACTAAACCAATGGTCATCTTTTGGTGTTGGAGTGATTGCTGCTATTACAGAAGCTATAGAAATTATAGCCGTTACCCAAGCAAATATATTTAACCACATCATTTTTTCTCTCCTTTAGATTCTTCAGAATCCAATATTTCTTCAGCTTCTTCTTTAGTTGCTTCTATTAAAGCTTGCTGAAAAATGTTTAAACTAGCTTGCACTTGATCTAATTCAAATTCAAGCCTACCTTTTTTACCTAACAAATCTTTACACTGAGCTGTTAAATATTTTTGTTTAGAATTCATTTCTGATTCTTTTATCTCTGTACCGTCGATATTAACGGTTTTATCCACATCTGACATTATTGCACCTCCTCAGGTGTTGGTTGTTGCACATCCCAACAGTTTAAGTTGGATGCGATGGTTCGTCTTTCTCC